GAAGCTACACGGGACGTTACAAGTACAGCAACACAGGAAGATTACCTGGCCTCTCTTTCACCTGCTGTTAGGGAAGCAGTAAAATCTCAGATCTCAGAAAGAATGCCTCCAGGCGCAAAGTATGCAAATATTCCTGCCTGGAAGACGACAACAACAGAAACATATATGAAGGATGAAACAGAGGCGGTACTGGATCCAAATTTAAAGAAACTGTTGGAGACCCCACCCGCAAAAGACTTGTACATGAAGGCTATGGCAGAGTTCCAACAACGACTGACATGGGATCCAAACTATAAAGGGAAAGAACCAAAAATAGAAGAGTTCTTAAAAACTGATGAGGCAGGCGACTTGATATACGGAGAATACGATGCTGCATGGGCAACAGAAAATCGCCGACTTACTAGGCGGGCGAAATTCACAGATATTAGTGAACAAATGAGGTGGGCGAAAGACCAGCCACTTCTCGGAGACGCAACTGAACTTCGAGCCCAGACTATGATGAATCAGATGCAACAACAGAGGGCTCTGGCACCACAGACGGTACTACAACAGATACAGCAAGCACAATTCCAGATGTATGCTGCTCCCCACATGGCTCCATATCAAGGAGCAGCCCAATTAGCGTCAGCACGGGCAATGCGCCCCTACCAACGAGCCATCGGTCTAGAGCAAGCTGAGGAACAAGCTCCGTGGCAAACCTATATGGGGGGAGCCTCCTCTCAGTATGGATTTACAGGAAATTTTGGACAGGCACGAGGAAATATGGATGCCATTAGAGACCTTGGCCTCTCGCCCAATGTATCATCCAAGCTAGCCGGGATGCCCTATGGGGCACAAATGGCTCAGCAAATGGGTGGAACTCAAGCACTTCTCGCATGGCAGGGACGTGGAGCAGATGCTATGCCAATGTTCCAGCAGCAAACATGGGATCTACAGGGAACAAATGCTCCTACCTCCACCTCTCTAGGAGGAGCCCTTTATTACAATCGCGCAAGAGAAGATAGGATGTACGGGCTCAGTCTTAAGGGCCAAGGCATGCGAGAGGCTCGCTTCCCAGTACAGTGGCAAGAACGCCAAGATCAATTTGATTTACAGCGAGAGCGACAACTATATGGATTTGACTACCAGAGACAGCAACTTATGCGTACTCAGGCAGGTCAAGCTCTTTCTGGAAGAGGAATGGACTTACGACAGCGCGGTCTAGACTTAGGTATGGCCCAGTTCCAGGAACGCTTTGCTATGCAAAGCTCATGGGCACAAACTCAATTTGAAAATCAGCAGGCTGATATGCAGCGCCAGCGTGGTCAACAAATGCAGATGAGAGGCTTCGCACAGGCCGATATGCCATTTGAGCGTAGAAAATTTGAGATGGGCCAGATAGAGACACAACAACGCATCCAGTTCCGAGAACAAGATATACCTCGCCAACGTGGCTACCAACTGGCAGATGTATCCTTCCAGCAAGGTCAGACCGCCCGACAATTTGGCTGGCAGATGGAAGATATGGATGAGAATATAAGATTCGCTACCGGTAGAGGTAGGCGCAGATTACTACGTCAGCGTGGGCGTCTCGTGGAAAGTCGCAACATTGCAACCGGTAGAGAAGATGAGATGGAAGATCGGAGAGAGACTGAATGGGAAATTGAGGACGAGCGCTTCGAGATTATCAAGGAAAGAACCGAAGAGATCATAAATATCGATGCAGAGATGTATGATCGTCGCGAAGAAAAAATTAGAACACAGTGGCAATTTGAGGATGAGAATTTCGGCATTCGCCAGGATCGTATGCAGGAGGCACGAGACCATCAGGTTGCAATGATGGATATGCAAAAACGTCATTTCGAAGAGAATCATGCATTGCAACAAGATCAGTTCAATCTACAAAAGGAACGACACGCGTTGCAACAAAAGAATATTGATGCTCAGTTAGCGCATCTTCTCAAGCAAGAAGAGTTCGCTCAAACAGCTCATGATCAGGCCGAGACCCGCATGGCAAACGAGAAAGAGCACGCAACAGCCATGATGGCGCTACAAAGAGATCAGATTGAAGCAGGGGCCATGTTTAGAGATGAACTACGTGGGATTGCCGATTCGCTAAGAGCCATTGAGCATGAACGAGTTAAGATGGACGCAATGCGCTTGGCCATGTCACTTGATGTGGATCCCAGTGAGTGGGCACAAAAGCAAGGCTACTATAAGGGCTACTATAAGTATGATCTTGAGGCAATGGAGGGATTGGGCGAGCAGGGTGCCGGTGGTGCAGGGCTCCCCACCTACATAAAAGACCTTACAGATATGAGCGACGAAATGATGTCAATATTCAGTGTTTGGTCAGAAGAGGGTGTACAGGCTGCTGGTGATTGGAGCAAAGTAGCAGAGGATCAACTTAATGAAGCAGATAAAGCACTGATAGAAATGAATAACATAATCAAGGAGGAGATTTTCCCAACTATGTTAGAGCACTGGATTAACCTGGGTATAACGGCCGAAGAGACCATGGCCATAATTACCGCATCTTTTGGTGGTTCAAGCACGCCCTCTGGTAGTGGAGGAGACGGTGCAAGCGGGGGAAACATGAGTCCGCATGCTGGCGCAGGAGGTAGACTCTCTAGTGGAGATAGTGGGGGCGGTGGTGGTTTAGCAGGTACAGCAGTCGGTGCTGTGGCAACAATAGGGGAAGCTTTCCTCGAAATGTCAGAGACAGTAAGAAATACCTATATCTTGGGTGAAAAAGAGGGTCTTTTGTCTGGATGGACAGAGTTCTTTAAGAAGGTTGGTGTGGAAGATGAAGGTCTTTTGGGTCAGTATCAGTCTGACTGGGTAGTCTTCTTCGAGGGAGATTTAGGCATACTCAAGCAAATGGAGCTATTGCTAAACACCGAGCATCTAGGTGGTATTGCACCGATAATTGATAATATCGCGGAAGCTACCAATAGTGTAACCACAGCTGTTGGTCTAATGGTGACAGCTGCAGAGAACGCTGTTAAATCTTTAGAAGAATTGTTAAAGGGGGGCGTGTATCTAACTAAAAGACCCGAAGGTGTGTCAGAAGATGACTGGAAGAGCTGGCAAAATCCTGCAGAGAACGCTAGTGGCTTTCACGGTCTCGTCAATCGTGGTGATTATCTAGTTAGAGGCGGAAGAAAGATGTCAGTAGCAGAGCATGGTTCAGAATGGTTGGACGTATGGCCAAGTGAAGCAAGTGGAGGCAGAGGCGGGGGTGGAGATGTTTCTGCTGCACTTAATGGCATGAAGGTGCAATTAGTAGTAGATGGCAATCAAATGGACGGCTACTTACGCACTAGAGAAAGAACTAATCTATACAGGGAGAGCTTCCGATAATGGCCAATGCTTATATTTTATTGACCTCAAATGATGGCTCATTAAAAAAGCGCTATCGTGTAGTTCATCCAAGTTATTCCGAAACTAATCTTCGCAAGCAAACAATTCAAGAAACTGCTAGCGGCAAGTTAGATATTCAGCACGGATCACACTATCGAGCATGGCAAATGGCTATAAGAGCCTACAGAACAGAGGCTGCTTCAAACACAGGCACTGCACAGGCTGGTGCAACAACCTCAATTACACTTGCTAATGCAGCTGACTCTACTACACCTGATATTTATAATACTCAGACAATCTCGTTACTAACGGGTACTGGGGCAGGTCAGACTGCTGTTATTACAGGCTATAATAAAGACACTAGGGTTGCTACTGCGTCTTTCGCTACCGCACCAGATTCTACAACTACATACTCAATAACTTCGTTTTTTGGGACTTTAGCTGATCTGGAGGCCTTTTTTGATTATAAGACTTCTCCAGGCGATAAAGTCACATATACCGACTTTTTTGACGCATCTTTCTCGGTTTATATTGTTGGAGACTACGAATCAGAGCCTCAGACCCCAGGACTAGATGGCGCTACTGATTTTTGGATAGTCCCTCTCGCAATACGAGAGTCAGATGCGAAGTAATATAGTATAATGAACCTTACAGACCTTTCTTGCAGTTCCTAAAAGGAAAACCATATGGCAGCTTCATATCCAGGCAGTATTAAGAGCTTTACTACCAAAACTGATAGTACGGATGTTGTCCGTGCATCTCATATTAATGATCTACAGGACGAAGTTGTAGCTGTAGAGACTGAATTAGGTATAACTACTTCTCCGGCCAGTGACTCAGTTCGAGAACGCCTCAACTCTCTTGAGGCTGCAGATCTTGGATTAGATATTAAGAATTCTTGCCTAGTAGCTACTGCTGCAGCACTCCCTGCCTGTACATATGCCAATGGAACTGCTGGGTTAGGTGCAACTCTTACTGGCGATGCCAATGGTGCACTTGCTGCTCAAGATGGCATTACTCTTGTTGTTGGTAATCGTATTCTTGTTAAAGACCAATCAGCCGGGTTACAACATGGCATTTATACAGTTACTGTAGTTGGTGCTGGTGGCGCTGCGTTTGTTCTGACCCGAGCTACAGATTGTGACACTGCCTTGAATATGACAGCAGGGGCATTTGCATGGATCGAGAAAGGCACTACCAACGATAATACTGGCTGGGTATTAACTACTGATAGCTTTACTATTGGTACCAATGCTGTAACATTCGCTCAATACTCAGCTGGCAGCTTCACTCTTGCAACGCTAAGCGATACAGATGTTAGCTCAGAAGCAAGTGGCAATGTCTTAGTATATGATGGTTCTAATTCCTGGGACAACAAGGCTGTCTCCGGTGATGCTACTTTAGCTTCTACTGGTGCAATTACTATTGCTGCTGATGCAGTGACTTATGCCAAGATACAAAATGTAACAACCACTGATCGTCTGCTAGGACGTGACTCAGCTGGAGCTGGAGTTATTGAGGAAATCACTCCTGCTAATACCCGTACGATGCTAAATGTCGAGGATGGTGCTGATGTTACAGATGCTACTAATGTAACCGCAGCAGGCGCATTAATGGACAGTGAATTGTCTGGACTTGCAGCAGTCAAGGCAACTACTGGTACTTTCCTAACTGCCGATCAAACTAAATTAGATACTATTGCTACAAGTGCTAATAATTATACTCTACCAGAAGCAAATGCAACTACCAAAGGTGGAATAGAATTATTCAGCAATACTGACCAATCTGTTGCAGCTACTGCTGTAAGTACCACAGCTTCCAGAACATACGGTTTACAATTAAACTCTGACGGACAGGGGGTTGTCAATGTGCCGTGGGCAGATACTAATACTACCTATTCCGTAACAGACGGTGAGCTATCCGAAATTAATTTTACAAGTGCTGATCATACAAAACTTAATGCTATAGAAGCTAGTGCGGATGTAACAGACACCACCAATGTAACCGCTGCTGGTGCAGTTATGGATTCAGAAATATTAGATAGCGATAGCATGTCGGGAGTTAGCGCAACACTTGTATCAAGCTCTGAATCTATTAAGGCATACGTAGATGCCCAGACGGCCTCGGCAGGAGTTTCAGAAGGCTTTGCCGTAGCAATGGCAATTGCATTATAAAAGGAGTAAACAATGGCACAAGACTTTGAAAGAGCAGTAGCATACGATAGTTCAGGCGATGTAGACATAGGTACTACTCCCAGAACAATCATGACAAGCAATAGCGATGATGCGATTGTTGGTATTCGCTTGGCTAACATTCACGCATCAGCAGCCGTCACGGCAGATGTATATATTACATCAAGTGCATCGGGCGGTGCAGATGATAGCTATATTATAAAGAATGTCAACATCCCTTACGGTTCTAGCTTAGAACTAATAGACGGTGGGGCTAAGATAATATTGCAAAGCGGTGATGTATTGAAAGCAGTATGTAATACTGCCGATAGTCTCAACGTGTGGGTATCTTACGTTGACGCAATAAGTACATAGGAAGACTAATGCCATATATAGGTAATGCTCCCGGTCAAAAAGATATAGCTGCTTACACTAACATTGGCGCACAACCAGCCGGTAGCGACGAAGTTCTATTAAGTGACGCAGGTGTACTAAAAGCAGTTACAGTTGACAATCTTATTGCAGGAGCAGGTGGAGGTCTTGGCGCAGCCAGTACATGGAGATTAACTACTTCTTTCGCTGGTGCTGCTGATCCAATAGCCTCTAATTTAGAGGTAGATGACACCTACGGAAACGGTAGTTTGGGTTCAGCTATGTCCGAAAGCAGTGGAGTATTCACTTTTCCTTCTACTGGCTATTGGTTAGTAGAAGCAGTATGTCAGTTTTACTATACTTCTGGATTGCAGTGGCATATCATTATGATAAAAACCACGACAGATGGTGGTAGTAACTGGGATACCGCTACTGATGGTAAGCATGGTCAGGATGGTTCTTCTAATTATTTTGCACAGGCACAGTCGGCTAAGATACTGGATGTCACAAACACCAGTAATGTCCAAGTTAAATTTAGTGTTACACATCAAGACACTAGTGCAAGCACAAACGGGCATACTTCGCAGAATATAACTTACTTTAACTTTCTTAAGTTAGGAGACACATAATGGATGATTCAGGTAGACCAGACCACATCGAGGACGTATTAGTAAAGCTCCACAAAGGGCAGTGGTTCGGCTGGTCAGATAGTAATAAAATATACAGTAAGCTGATTATCCATGACGACCAGTATAGTAAACCAACTAAAGCTAGTTTGGAATCAGGATTAGCACAAGCTCAAGATGATTTTGATTGGATGGAGGTGCGTAGGGACCGTGACAAACTACTAATAGGTAGTGACGCATATCTAATGCCTGACTATCCTTTAGAGGATAAGTCAGATTGGGAAGCGTACAGACAATCACTCAGAGATATACCACAAGACTATGATAGTGCTGATGATGTAGTATACCCAGAGGAGCCAGCGTAATGCCATACATAGGTGGAGATCCCAATAGGTCAGCTTTACCTGTAGAAACTGCTGACATTACAGATGACCAGATTACTTTAGCAAAGCTGGCTAGTGGTACAGATGGAAACATTATTAGTTACGATGCCAGTGGTAATCCGGTAGCAATAGCTACGGGTGATGATGGAGAAGTCCTTACTTCCGCAGGAGCAGGAGCGCAACCAGCATTTGAAGCAGCAGCATCAGGTGGTGGTATTACTCATGCCAGCCAATGGCGATTGACTACAAACTTCGATGGCGATGCCGCACCAATAGCAAGCAACCTAGAGGAAGTGGATGCGCCTTCAGATGGACCGTTTGGTACACTCGGTGCTAGTATGTCGGAGAGTAGTGGTATCTTTACATTTCCTGCTACTGGTTTTTGGTACGTGATGTTTTTATGTACGTATTATTATGCTGGTCATTCTACATATACCGATGCGCAGATATCTGGCACAAACGACAATTCGTCTTACGGTACACTAACATATGGCAGAAGCGGTACCAATTCTGATGGACCGAACTATGCTAATATTGCTACAGACTATGTATGTGATATTCAAAACACTTCTACCCATAAGGTTCAATTCATGGTCAAGACTGAGGACGATAGTGCAACTTGCAAAGGTGCTAGTGGATACAACTATACGAGTATGACATTTATCAGATTAGGAGACACATAATGGATGACCTAACAAGCAGACCAGACCACATTGAAGATGTATTAGCAAAGCTCCACAAGGGGCAATGGTTCGGTTGGTCAGACAGTAAAGATAAAGTGTACAGCAAGCTGGTTATCCATGACGACCAGTACAGTAAACCAAGCAAAGCTAGTTTAGAGGCAGGATTAGTAGAGGCTCAGGACGACTTTGACTGGCTAGATGTACGCAGAAAGCGTGATGCGCTACTAATAGGTAGTGATAGGATTATGCTTTCAGATTATCCCATTCATGAAGTTGACAGAACCAATTGGGTTAATTATCGCCAAGAGTTAAGGGATATGCCTCAGGATTACCCAAGTGTAGACGATGTTGTGTGGCCAGACGTACCGAGTGAGTAAAGATATTGCACTATTTATGGTTTTATCTATTATAGGATTTATATTACTGTTTATTTACGACAAGCCAACAGATTATTTGTTGTATTGCCGCGGAGACTTGTACGATGATGAATATTATTTATAAAGCATACAATAGAATTGTCACGATATGTCGTAACTTTTCTTACAGACCATACATTAGTTATACTTATAATTTTCTTAATGTAGAGTGGCGCCCTCGTTATTTTAATGGAGACTAAACTCGGCTTTCACTGCAATCGTTCTGGTGATGATGTTTTAGAAGCTATAGCTAAAGTTAAGCCGCAATTGCTCAAGTTTCTAGATCCAGACCCAGGATTCGTACGAGAAGCTAGAGCTGCTTCTCCGAACAGCCTCCTTGTAGGAAGATGTGTGATTAGCCTCCAGGATCAGCTATTTCGAGAAGACCCCATAAAAAGCGCACAGAGCTTCGCTAAACACGTATTACATAATGGAGCAGGTGTAGACGCCTGGGAAAGCTACAACGAGGCGTTTGGTGAGACAGAGCCACCAAACTATATGCGTGCATACGATCATTTTCAAGTAGAGTTCCTGAGCATTATGCTGGACAATGGACTTGAAGCTGTCGCCGGCAATTTTGGAACTGGTAATATGCTTGGAAAGCATTGGCTAAATAATTTCCAAGAAACACTTCAGTCCTATACATATCTTGGCTTCCACGAATATGATTGGCCAGATATGTGGAGTATGCATCGGCAGAATATAGAAGAGAAGGGCGAGGAAGGTATGTGGCTAACTCTTCGATACCGACGCATTATGCGTGAGATACGTAAAGAGTTTGGCCCACAACATACAGCACTAATAACAGAATGTGGTATGACAAGAGGCGTTCATGGAGAGCCAGACGTAGGTCCATGGAACGAAGAAAAACCAATTACAGCACAACGTTACTGGGAATCTTTAAAATGGTACGATAATGAGATATGTAAGGACAACTATCTTCTAGGAGCATGTCTTTTTGTTGTTGGAGCTACGACTCCATGGGAAACATTTGAACATTTAGGGATCATCAATCGTTTTATGGTTAATAGAAAGCTTCCCAAAGACACAAAAATGCGTATTAGCATTGCTGGACAGGAAATGATATGTGCCCTGGAGGGCTTTTCTGCTAATGCATACTGGGATCATCAACAGTGGTCCATTGGGTACGGTAGTGGAAAGATTGATGGTATACCAGTAAAAGTAGGTGATACCATTACCCGCAAAAAAGCAGATGAAACCTTTCTGGATCTATTAGTACCATACGAAGAGGCAGTACACGCAAGACTGGATGTGAATGTAAATCAAGAACAGTTCGATGCTCTTGTTAGTGCTACGTATAACTTAGGACGAGGAGGAATAGACTCAGTCTTTATTTTAATTAATGGAGGAGATTTTCAAGGGGCAGCAAAACATCTTCTCAAGTATGTCAATGCAAGTGGAGTAGAGGTTCCGGCACTTATAGAACGACGCAAACGTGAGGCACAAATGATTTATTCCGAAGAAAAAGATGACAGTGCAGAGGATCCTGTGCATATGTATACATCTGGGGAACCTAGAGTAAATTATGACCGTACATATTGGCTTATTCCTCCCAGTGCAACTGAGGAAGAAGCTAGGCAGGTATTCGAAATGGCACTGCCAAATAAAGGTACAGTAGGTTTCTCGGCAGATGACGCTGGGATAGGTGCTCTTCCTAATAGGAGGGTAATCATATTTGATGAGGACCGCTGGGGAGGGGACATGAATCAGTGGTATGCTCAATATTACCCTGGTGTAACCATAGAAAACAGGAAACTTCTTGATCCACTTAAGAAGGTTTCTCCTAAGCCTATTGCTTATGTGCCCTCTGGCAAGAATGAGCCAGCTCTTGTTGGACTTCATGGATCTGCAGACTCTAGCTGGGGGAATCCATTGTTACCAGCAGAGCAAGATATGATAAAAAGTGCAAAAATAGAGGCATTCAAGCTTCTTTCTGATGAGCACCCTATGAGTGTAGATATTCTGCGAGCCATTAATCCAGATATGTTTATTTTATTACGGCTATTTGCAAAATTTGATTCTCATGGACACGATCCACAGAGCTTTGTAAATCGGGTTCTTACAAAGGCCGTCAGTTTTTATGAGCGTGGCGTACGTTATATGGAAGTGCATAATGAACCAAATTTAACCATAGAGGGACAGGGTAAAAATTGGAGAAATGGCACGGAATTTGCATACTGGTTTCTAGAAGTTGAGCAAAGACTGCGGGAAGCTATGCCAGAAGTGCTAATTGGATTCCCTGGTCTCAGTCCAGGCCCAAGTTTCGATAAGCGCTATGAGGGATACCAGTTTTATCATGAGGCCGAAGCAGCAGTAAATGCCTCCGATTGGATTGGCTGTCATTGCTATTGGACACACGATGATGATGATGTGGCAGCAAGAACAGGAGGTATGCGTAGTCGCGATGGGGGCGAATACTACAAAAGATTGGACACTAAAGGAAAGCAGCTTCTTATTACAGAATTTTCTAATCCTAGCGCACAGGTATCCAAGGCGGAAAAAGCCCAGCAATATACTCGGTACTACAAATTACTAGATGGTGTTCATTCTGCGTATTGCTTCGTTTCATCTGCAAGCTCTGGATTTCCACATGAAACATGGAATGCTAGTCCTATTGCTCACATTGTTGGGCAAAGGAATAATTTATGAAAGGGGGTAAGCGGATAATATGAGAACGCTTTCTTCTGGTCTAACTACTCTACAAAATGCTCGATCTCGTAGACCCGTAAGTAAGTTTATTGTACGAGATATTCGACTACGTTTTGATAGTCATGCAACTCCAGGGAATCCGTTCTATCCCACTTTTGCAGAGTTTATTGATGATGTACCTATTCATCCTGCTACTACTGGTAATAAGTTTGTACCAATGGACCATGTACAAAGTGGAACCTCTCAGGTTTCAACATATACTGGACCACTATATGCAGCATCCACTACTACATATGGAGGAGTTTCTTATGGCCAGCAAAAAACTGTTACTGATACAGATTCTATTGTCGGAATAGTTGGATATAACGACCAGATGTACTCCAGAGTAGTTGCAGATCCTACTGTAACTGCTAACTGGGCTAATTGGGGAGGAAGTTCATTTGGAGGATGTGTTTCGGGCTCACGACCATCAATTATAAAAGAAGGTACTACTTTATCGGTATTTACACATGAGAGTGGTTATATTAAGCGTTATCAAAGCACAGATGGTGGTACTACTTGGGGCTCAGCTACTAATATCATTTCTTGGCCTATTTCTGGATATAAAACAAATGCCGGTATAGCCGCGATAAGCTCAGATGAGCTATTTGTATGCGGTGTAACCTCTGCCGCTGCACACAAGCTCTCTGTGTGGCGAATAAAGGTAACTACGGCAACCAAATGGGACAATGATTGGTTTTCTGATACAGAATTCACAATATCAGCAATGACTCACTTCGACGCCTGCAGTATGGGAACCAATAAACGCATGATCTTATTTCAAGGAAATGAGAATGGACAGACCTTTTCTACTCTTTGGTCTGATGGTGTCTGGAGTACACCAAGACCAGTTCTCCCTCTAGATCTAGTAGATACTACCAGTCAATTTCGAGCTAACTCTATAGAGAATATTCAGGACGTAATTTGGGTAACGGGACATCTTAAGCGACCAGGTAGTGTAACTGGATACGATATTGATATGGATGTATCTGTTCGCACAAAAGATGGTGAGCACTGGACCTTTGATCGCAACGCATTTGTCACTCAAAGCGAGACAAGAGGGCAAATGCTCTTGGCCAATAAACAAACTACCTCTTACGATGGTGAGACTACACTTAGTACTTCTGCTGATCCAAGTGTTTATTATCCAGGGACTAAAACTGTTTATAAAGCGCCCTCTACATATATGATAGATCCAGCTAATGATAATCCTAACAAAAAGATGACTCTTGATGATAGTGATTTTCTTTTTAACTGGGGATTAAATATTCCAGCTGCTGATGGTGCACCATCACAAGTACAAGCTTCTCTAGCAGCTCGAGATAGCATCCTTGTATGGCCCACAGAGCCTTCTGGATCATGGAACTGGAATGATGGTCATGCGTGGCCAGCAACTTCTATTACTGGTATTTATTATAATCATCCAGTAGTTAAAGGAGGCAGTCTTGTATGGATCTATGCAGGCTATGACGGAACAGGTAGCGCTGTTAAAACCTCATGGCCAACCGTTCCAAGTAGCTCTTGGATATGGACTGACGGAACATCTAGCTATCCACACGTACAAATGTGGCCTGACGAAGGCGGTAGTGGAGATGTACATCAGTTATTAGATATATGTGATATTGACCAGTTGGCACACTCTATTGCCGATGGCTCCCGTTCGGTCCAGATGACTGGGAGAGGCTTTACTGGCAAGGCCCTTAAGCAAACAACGGCAATGCAGGATTATTTATTTACTCCTCAAATCAAATGGGCAGATGACTTAGATGCCAACGACCATTTTGCCAGACTAAGTGGGACAGTAACCACAAACTCAGGCGTACTTGAGTGTAGCGATGCGTCTAGTATTACTCATGGTTGGTGGACTGGGCCAGAGGGAATAGGCAGTGGTATGATATGGCCTCTACTGAAAGTTAGTTTCAAACTAAATCATGCCTCTAATACAGGGGGACTAGTATTAAACGGTAAAGACGGAGACAATCATTGGTATTTGAAGGCTAGTACATCAGGACTGGCTCTTATAGAGCGCGTAGCTGGTACTGACACTTCAAGAGCAACTAGCTCTGCCCTGACCTTTGCTATTGATACATATTATGATCTTATGGTTTTATATAGAGGTGGTAACTTCTATATATGGCAAAAGACTACAAGTGCCAGCTTAGGGTCTGCTAATCAAACCTGGGCATCTGCTATTACATATACACACGCAACATCCACTCATCCATCCTTTGATAGAGTAGAAGGAATGGTTGGTTTTCGTGTCGATGCAGTCTCA